AGTGTACTTTTTAAAGTTAGTATGTTTTATGCTTTTAATACGGTCTAGGAAGCTCTGTGAGAGATTTTCTATATTATCTAAGTATGTACTATGTATATAACATACATTGTCTTTAACGCCATTAAAACCGGCTTCTACGCCTTTGCTTTCAAAGAATCTTCTATATATCCAATGCTCTTTAGTAACAGGATTAAGTATAAGTATGATTCTATTTTGCACATCTTTTTCTCTAATACTTAAATCAATAGTATCGAATATATCTTCGTCTATTAATTCTTCTGCTTCATCTAATACCCAACAGCTTATTCCTTGTAATGACTTTAGACTTGCAGTTTGATTTCCTGCTGATGTCTTTATACCTCTAAATAGTATATCGCTTTTATTACCTAAGTTTAGAACCTCTGCTTTGTTTACGCTAAATATATTCTCAAATCCTAGTAGACTAATCTTTTCTAAAAATTCAGGTATTATTGATAAGTGAGCAGAGACCATTGTATATCTTGTAAATAAGACTCTAATGTTTTTAGACATTGTAAGTAATGTCAAAAATACAGTAACTGCAAATGACTTTCCAGAACCTCTACCTCCTGTTATTATAAAATAACGAGCATCAGATTCAAATAAAGGATTGTATTTTTCGTTAAGATTCAGTTTTTACAAAGTTTATTAAAGGCATATTAATACTATCATCATTAGTAGTTACATCAACTCTCTGTTGAGGTTTGCCATAAAAATACTCAAAGAATAATTTAACTGCCCATTGTTCTTTTCTTTCTAATCCCTTTTGTAATGACTCTAGAGCCATTCCATTCATAGGAGTTAAATGCTCTATTAACTTTTGCTCTTCTGCTTTAGCTTTGCGACCTGCTCCTTTTCTAGCCCCTCCGTTATTTATTCTTTTATCCATAATTGAAAAAGATTGATTATTCAATCCTTATTATATAATGTAAATTAGTCTAATTTGTTTTTAAGTTTTTTATTATTGCCTGAATTACATTAACAGTTATAGTGTTTCCCATTTGCTTATACCTTTGAGTATCGGAAACTCCTTCCGTAAAGTTATCAGGAAAACCTTGTAATCTTTCACATTCTATTGGTGTTAATTTTCTTAGATTATTATTTTTTTCTATTGCTTGATTATTTCCTGTATCTAAACAATAAGATGTTCCATCATTTTTACTTAAATGTCCTGTTCCACCTTTTCCTGTTTTACTACTTCTTGGATATAAAGAATGACTTTTAACTTCAAAACAAGGTACATCGCCACCTATTTTTAAACACTTAGATATTTTATTTATATCCATAGGTTTGCGTTCTTTAAAATTACTTTTAAATATACCAGCTACCATTTTATCACTTAAATAATATTTACTATTTACATTGTCTTGTAGAATATCTTTTAATTTTAATTCTAATGGTATCTCTTTTGGAAAGTTAAAATTATTATCTTTATCATCTCTTATTCCTATTATAAATATTCTTTCTCGGTTTTGTGGTATGCCAAAGTCTTTTGTGTTCAATACTTGATAATGGATATGATAGTCTAAGTTGTCAAAAGGCATTAAAGACATTTGATAGTTAGTAGTCTTTGCTAAGCAATCTATAATAGTTTGAAATGTTTTTCCGTTGTCGTGACTCAATAGTCCTTTGACATTTTCTGCTATAAAATATCTTGGTCTGTGTTCTTTTAAATATCTTAAAGCATCATAAAACAATGTACCTCTAGTATCATCAAATCCTTGCCTTTTTCCAGCCATTGAAAACGCTTGACAAGGAAAACCAAAAACTAACAAATCTACATAAGATAAATCTTTCATTTTCAAAGCAGTTATATCTTCTGCATAAAATTTAGGTTTGAAATTCTTTAAGTAAGTTTGTTTTGCATACTTATCAATATCACAAGCAAATTCTATTTTGTGTTTTATTCTTAAATTCCTTAACGCTTGTTCAGGACTTCCAACACCACTAAAAAATGTTCCTACTTTCATAATTTTTTTTTATTCGTATTCATTTGGTAGCATTAGTCTGATATTCAATTCACTTAATGCCCATATCCTTATTTGTTCTGCATATATCTCAAATGCTTTAGTATCCATTGTAGCTGTACTATTGATTACTTGCAGACCTACTTTATTGTTATTTACTTCTATGCTTTGCCACTCACTTGCAAACTTTACTTTAAGTATATCGTGGATTTCATTTGGGTAGTAGCCTAATTCTTCTGATAGTGTTTGTACTATACATTTCCAATAATAATTATTTTGCATAATTGACCTGTTATTCCGTTGTTTCTTTACATCTACTATATAATCATTACCTAATTCTTTTAAGTAATTAATTAGCATTTGCTTATCTCTACTATCTTTTATTACAAACTTCATTAATCAAATGATTCATTAATACCTCTTTCTCCTATTAGCTTTTCTTTTGCTCCTGCCCATAGTTTATCTCTATTCTTACTTAATGATGGCTCTGTACGCCTTAATGTAGGTATACCTTCTTCAGGTTCGCTATCCATATATTTACCACACTCACAAAGCCCTTCCTTTGCTACCCATTTTCCTTCTCTTAAAACGATTGTAGCTTTAGGTAGTTCCCTTTCTTTACCACACACACATTTATATAGAGTCATTATGTAATTTGTCTAATTCAAAGTGTAAGTGATTAATTGCTTTTCTTATATCTTCAATCCCTCCATCATTATGCTTATTCTTACTTCTTAATAAATAAGTTACTGCAGTTCCCACATTGTAGCTAAGATCAAAGTTTGTTACTACATCTTTTGCCATATATCCATTTTTACCTTTGTAATATTCAGGCACTTCGTTTAAATCTATCGGTGTCATTATTAAAGTTTTTTATATTGTTTTTTAAGTTATTGTTTTCAAGCTTCCGCCTTTTACTTTCTACTATTGTTAAGCATATTGTTAACGCTACTGCAAATATAACTATAATTAAAAATATTACATTCATAGTTTCTCTATCAGTTTAAGCAATTGTTGAGGAGTATATATTCTTGAATCTCCGTCATAGTTTTCGTATACGCTTGTAAAGTTATCATCTTCATAAGTCCATAAAGACCTTACGTTATTTTTAATATGATGCCTTAATATATTCTTTATTCCTTTGTAAGTTCTTTTAGTATCCATTGTATTTTTTATATAGTTTTTTTATTCCATCAAAACACGCTGCAATACAAGACCCGCAATTGGTACGAGTATTGTAAGAAGTATGATGAATAGTATTATATAGTTCTATCATTTTTGCTTTTGCTTGTATATTTTTTGCTTTTCCTGCTTTTAAGTCTGGCCAAAGGTTTGTTATTTCATCTATCAAATCTTGCGGCAAATCTTCAGGCGTTTCTACCTCTGTTGTTTTATTCCAGTACTTTTGCGGACAAGACATAGGTGCTAAACGTGCCTTCAGCTTCATAAAACATTTACAAACTTTACAAGAACCCGTCGGTTTAAAATAATAAACACACTCTTTGCATAGCTTTATCCTATCCTGATATACTTCTTCTTTGACAAAGAACTTCATAATCTTTTAGTTTTATATTTAATAGGCATAGGCTGCTCAAAACCGAACTGCATAACAAACGAGTTCTTTTTGTCAGGATCATATATCTTCTTTTTACTCTTAGCTTTCTTCACTTAATTTCTTTTTTAATAACTCCCTTACTTTGTCTATTGTGCTAAATAAACTGTTTCTACTTATCTTTGTTTTCTCAGCAAGAGAGTCTAGTGTATTTCCTTCATAGTAATAAAGTTCGAAAATTTTTTGATCGTACCAATTAAAATCCTTGTCTAAAGTATAATCTATAAGTTCTAATTTTTGCCACCTACTATCTTCTTCTTCATTCGGCAAATTCTGTAAGCTTTTATTAATATTATTATCAAAGTAGAAATTATCATCACTATAAGTACAACTCCCAGTGTAAATAGAGCCGTCAATATGAGTGTAATACTTTTTATATTTATAATAATACGCATTATTTTTACAAGTTAAAGCTCTTCTAATATATACAGCACCGTATCTGATGATTCCTTTTTCTCCATCTTTACTCCATATTTTTTTTAGTACTGATGGATTCATATTAAGAAAATAAAACATTAACTCTTGCACTACTTCGTCTATTTCATTCTTATCTGTTGTCAAGCCATAAGTCATCTTTTTAAACTTATCTGATAGCTTTGATATTTCGACGTAAATATCAGTCATTTACAGGCTCTAGTTTGTCAATTTTATCTACTAATTCTATTAACATATCAGCTAAAAGAACTCTATAAGCTCTTACTTTTGATCCGTTTCCTTTTGTTTCTACCCCTGCAAAGAAACCGTTAGTCATAACAGATAGATTGATAGGTATTATCATTAACCAATCCCAGTAGTTAT